CATCGTTATAAAAATCTAATCGCGCTACGCCGCTGACATCGTTAAAAGCAGCATTTGCGTTAGTTGCGACTTTAACTTGAAATTTTGAAGCAGGCGAACTCGTCCCGATGCCGACGGCCGACGCAACGTTGAGCACCCCGTTTACAAGGTCTTGCGCGACGATCTTTTTTGTTTCGGTTGCGCTCGTGTCAACAATTGCGAGCACGTCGGTGGACGGCGCAAGGTTGGCGGCGCTGAGTGCTGTTAACTGGCTGATTTTTTTGTCGGCCATATTTCTATCTCCATCCGTTTACCCACCCACCTGGGCGGGGTCTTAAATTCGGTCGCGTCGGTCTCTGCTGTATCTGCGGCTGCACTTGCGGGCGATTCTCGATCACTCGCGGCGCTGCCGCCTCTACTTTTCGATTCGGCAAAATCATCGGGCCACCACGGCCGATATACGCCGCGTAAGCGTACACCATGCAGTCAAGTGCCTCGGTGCGTGCGCCCGCAGCGCGCGGCTTGTATGACCTCACGCGACGGCCTTGTACCATCCTGTAAATCAACGTCTCGGCGGTCAACTGGTCAAAGTAGACCTCATCGACCGATGCGGGAAAATGAATGTATCCCGCACCCGGCTCGGTGACACGCTTTAGCCTTCCAAACAAAACATCTTTCGCCGTGTCTACGCCGACAATAAAAACCTGCGCCGAGGTTTTGCCCGCCTTTCCTGCGTGCTTCGGCCAGATCAACCGGCCAAAGCCGCCCGCTCCCTTGATCGCCCACACGCGCCGAGACTTTCGCTTGGCTGAGTATCCGTAGACCTGTTGTGTAAAGTGTCCGCCCGAGTCAATCGCGCACGCTTCAATCAGCATCGGCGCGCCGTCCTCTCTCGAGCGCGCGCGTGCTAAAAATGCGTCGTGATCTCTCCACAGATCATCAGAGCCTGGATCACCGCGCAGGATCGCGTGCTCTACTAGCCACGCCTCCTCATCGCGCCCCCAAGCCCACACGCTGCACTCTAGCCGGTCGTCTTGTACGTCCGTGCCGACGGTCAGCATCAACGCGCCAGCAGGGATCGTCTGCGATCCGTACTGCTCGCGCCTTGCCGCTAATCCTATCGCCTCGACTTGCTCGCCCTTTTCCTCGAAGGTCTCTCCGAGCGCCGTATTAATCCAAGTCTGTAACGTTTCGGGAAACCGCTTCGCCGCGACAAATGCCACGGCCATTTCTGACCATGTAGACCACGGCGAGTACAACTCCGAAATATGAAACGATGCAATCCCGCGAAACTCTTTCGTCCCGCGCCACTCGCCCTCTCGGAGCATCTGCGCCTTGTCTGCCTCCGTCAGCAGCACTCCGCATGCCACGCACGCATACTGCGCCGCATCCGGCTGCCCCTCCGGCCATCGCACCTGTGCCCACACGAGCCGCTGCGATTCTCCGCAGTGCGGGCATGGCACAAAGTAAAACCGCTGGTCGCCCGACTCGAAACCAGCCTCGATGCGGCTTGATCCCTTAATCGTCGGCGTCGATCCTGCCAAGACCTTACGATTCCAAAATGTTGCAGTGCGCTTTCGGCCGAGCGAAATCGGATCGCCCTCGGTGCCCGCGCTCGCCGGGTATCTATCCACCTCATCGAATAGCACCACGCGAATCGGCCGCGAAGCCAACCCGCTCGGGCTGTTCGCACCGGCCACCGTCAGATGGCCGCCTGCGAATTTTTTATGCAGTAGCGTGTTGCCCGTGTCGCGCGACTTCGGATCGGCTATGCGCTCGGTCAGCACCGCCGTGTCGCGCACCATCGGTGCGAGTCTGTCCTTGCTCCAACTCTCAGCCATCTCTAGCGTCGGCTGTACGAGCAGCATCGGTGCCGGGTCTTGGTGGACGTGGTAGCCGATGACGTTGTTGAGGATTTCAGTCCAACCGACTTGGGCGGACTTCATTACCCAGACTTCTTTCACCGTCCCATCGGTAATCGCGTCCATGATCCCGCGTTGGTACTCCGCACGCGCCGTGCGCCAGTAGCCAGGCTCGGCAGAGGACTCGCTAGATAGTCTCCGGTATCTGTCCGCCCACTGGCTGATTGTCAACTTCGGTGGCGGGCGCAGCGTCTTCATAATCGCTGCCCGAATCGTCCGCGAGTTCAGACAACGCGGCATAGACTTCTTCGCGGATTCGCTCGGCAATGACTCCTGCATCTTCAATGGCTACCAGTTGTGGGCCTAGTTTGGAGGGCATGGATAGAAACTTTGCGCGGACTGCCGCAAGCACGTCGCTCCAAATGGCGATCATTTCCTGCGCGTCCATCAACTCTCCGCGTCTCACGCGGTTTTCCGTTTCAACCTTTTCGGCTTGCGCTGCGGCCAGTCGCTCGCGCTGGTTCGCGTGCTCGCGCTCGGCGTCAGTGCCGGTCGTGCGGTTGATGAACCACTGCACGAACTCTTGCGCGTTGTACGTGCCGTCGGCGTTGCGTGGGCCGTCGGCCCAATCGCGCACGGATCGAGACGTAACGCCGCAGATCCACGCGATCTGCTGCTGGTTTAGGCGCTCGAGTTCGATGTCGGCTTTGCCGCGATTAGCCACGATTGTTTCTCAGAAGGAACTCATGCAATTTCTATGCCTAGCCAATCCTCGCGGCCGCGTTACC